GTCATCTGGTGGCGTGTCTATACGCAGCAGTTTGGCATTCCTCTGTATGAGAGTGGAATGATGGTTATCGAGAAGAGTTCACTCGATAGTCCAGCGCATGACATTATCGGTATCGACTCGCCACTCAGCTTCACCGTGCAGATGTACACACATGACACGATCAACTTACTGCGTAACTATTACCATGAAGCGACTATCTTGAATTTAGCTGGCGAGATGATCGGTGGATCGTGGGGTATTATGACGGTGCTCGAGACGGAGAATAGGCCATGACTGTTCCCTCTGCTAGCAACATGAAATTCAAGTTTTCTCCATTCAGGAATCTAGATGATGGCGATATTGAGTTCGCCATCGAGGAAGCTGTAGTTGCCTGTGGCAGCACGATTGGCGGGCCAAGTGGCTGGATCGATGATACTAACCTGACGCTTGCAATCATGTACTATGCGGGTCATCTCCTGCAGGTTGCAGTCATGCGTGCGCAATCAGGCGGTGCAGGCCAGGTGATCCAGAGCGAGCGCACGCCTGAGCTGTCTGTGACTTATGCAGTTCCGTCGCAGCCTTCACTGGATAAGCCGCTGGATCTTACTATGACGATCTATGGCGTGCGCTATATGCAACTGGTGAGAAAGAACTTCCCAGCTGTTCTTACAGTTGGTAGTGCAACGGTGATGTAACATGGCTCTATTTGAACCATTTCCCTTTGGTATTGAACGTTCGCGCACAGTCTGGCATGGCTTGATCCAACGTTACGGTGATCTCGCCCTGCTGCGTCAGCCCGGGCTGCCAGATCGGTTCGTCTCCTATCTACCCGCGCAATTTACAGCAATGGAGCGCTTGGGCGGCATTAGTAATCCGGCTGACCGCAAGGCGCTTATATCAGAGATCAGTCCGGATACTAATTTGCCCCTAGACCCTGAGCCCAGTGAGAAAGATGTGCTAGTGACACTGAAAGTGGATGATGATGGTGCCCCGATGTTAGATACGAGTGGCAATCCACAGACAGATGAATTACTCAAAATCGTTGCTCCTCCGGCGCGCGTCGGTCCAAGTCGCAATGTGCTTTATTGGCGTTTGCAGGTGCGTGCATGAACATCGCAGTTAGAAGCACTATCGATCTTGATCGGCGTGAGGCTATTCTCGAGCGCCTGTTAGTTATCGGCCAAGGACTCAGTGGCATAGCTTCAGCTTATCGAAATCATGGTCCTCCGACGACAGGCGTACTGGGAGTCCCCCGACCGACATTTCTGCTATTTGATGGTGGCACTAAACTGACGCAAGATGTGCGAATGCATAAGTCCACAAGAATGCCTCCGACGATATGGAATATGTCACCGCAGATTGTGATCTTGCTACAGAGCAGAGATAGAATTGAAAATGATATCCTTGAAGGTGTTGTCAATCCAGTAGGGCCTGAAGTTTCTCGATGGATGAATTTAGTGAATGCGGCAGTGGTCAATGATCCCTCAATTCTTAATCTGGTGACGGCAAACGGTACACACTATCTGAGCGCTGTTGAAACTGACTTGAAGATACCCAGAGCAGTTGGTGCGCTCGGTGCCTGGGTAATGCTTCTCTTCGAGTTCTTCTATCCAATGTTTCCAGTCCAAAACTGAAAGGAGCGTCCCATGTCGGACACTTACTACGATGCAAGCGGTCCTCGGTTTGGTGGCAGCGGTCCTTCTGTTGAGCCGTTGATCATCACTGGACCTAGCCCAAATACCGGCAACTACTACGTCGGCCGCGGTATCGCCTATATCCAGTTGATCCCACCTACTGTGCCTGCGGATGGCAGTTTGATTGACTGTGGGAACGTGACTGAGTTCACGTTTCAGGTCAAGCCGACCCGTCTGGAGCACTACAGCTCACGCGTTGGTGTGCGTAAAAAGGACCTCGTGGTTGTGACTGAAGTGGCGGCTACACTCACTATCATCCTTGAGGAGATCACGGCAAGAAATCTAGGCATGGCTGCGCTCGGTAACGTGGTAAATGCCCAGCCCAATGTGGGAACGCCGATCACGATCTTGTCGCAGCCGCTGATCTATGCGCACTTCCGGTTCGTGAACACGAACAGTGTCGGACCGCAGTACACGTATGATTTCCCAGTGTGTCTGTTCACGCCGACCAAGGCAATTGGCTTGTTGCCAACTGGCAGCGGATCGTGGGGCACGTTGGACTTCGAGGCCGACGTTCTGTTCGACAACGTTTCGGGAGGGTTTGGGACGATTACTTACACTGGTCACTAGATGCTGACTAGAGGAGAAACAACATGGCGAGTATGTTATCGCTGATTGATGTTCTTCCGCGTTATGAACGGGTGGATATCGGCGGTGACCAAGCTATTGATGTCTTTGGCATCTCAGGTGAGGACATCGGTAAGATCTTGGGACGCTTTCCAAATGCTTTTCAGCAATTGGCAAGCTCAAGTAATAAGTCAATCAACATGGATCCTGCGTTGATGGGAGCTATCATAGCAGCATCGCAGCGTAATCCAAAAGATCCGGACACTTCGCTGCTAGGCAATGACAAAGTGGAAAAACGCGGTCGAGGTTTGGCAGCTGGTGCACAAATGAAAGTTTTGCAGGCAATGGGTCGATGCACTTTTCCGGATGGTATCGGCCCTTTTCTGGAGGGCTTAGTGTCCGCGTCATCCTCGGCGAAGGAGGCAATGGAGGTCGTCGTACGAGTCGCTTCAAAGGATCAGGTTACAACATCGCCGCCGAAGCCGAAGCTCTCGGCGCAGCCAGAAGTCCAAGCGTCTGGAAGTTGACGCCGAGACAGATGTCTGCATTCTTGCAGATCGCCAAAGCGCGCAAGGCGGAGGAAAATATTGAGTTTGTTGGTATGATCCGTTTGGCGATGAATGGCAGCAAACAGGATATTGAAAGACAAATGCAGAGATGGGCTAGAGATGCGGATATTCAATTGAGGATGGAATGATATTATGGAATTAAAATTAACGCTGCAACCTGATTCATTGCAGATAGGCGCGAAAATCAAGCAAAACATGGATAAGGCCGGAGAGCAGGTGCGTGAGGCGATGCGTGGTGCCGCGCATGATGCTGCGCAAGAGATTGATGCGCGGGGTGCAGATGATATTGAAGAGGCGGGGAATTTTGGTTCGCGGTGGCAGGATGCTCTGCAGTCGACAGTCAAAGAGACCCAGAGAACTTTCACTGTGGAGACGAGAATGGTGGGCGAGCCGCCCGTTTCTTATTGGCGGGTCTTCGAATACGGTGCTGATATCAGTGCTAAGAACCCGAGCGGTTATATGTGGCTGCCATTTGCAGGAACTGAGGGCACTGATGTGTGGCCCAGTGCCTATTCGGGTGAACTGTTTCGCACTGAGAGCAGAAAAGGAACGCCATTGCTGGGCGATAAAGATACTAAGGAGTGGAAGTACTTCGGTGTATCTGAAGTTCATATACCGCAAAAATTCCATCTGCGTCAGATCATTGCGCAGGTGGCCAGAGAGCTGCGCACTTACTATGCTGATCGCATGAAAGGTTGACTTAGATGCCTGAAGTTGAAGACATAGTACAAAATATAGCCCTATCTGGGTCGGACGATGTCATCTCAGCGTTTGGCCAGATTGGTAAAGCTGGTGAGGAAGCGTTCAAGAGGATTGGTGATGCCGCAGGTCCTCTGGGAGCAGTATTGGCAGGCGTAGCCACCGCTTATACCGGACTCGTCGCGGTAACTTTTGAGTGGGCTAAACACAGTTCTGAAGCTGCACATGCCCTTGAGACTCTCTCGCAGCAAGCTGGAGAGAGTGTTCAGAGCATTTCGGCTCTTCAGGGTGCACTCGCGTCTATGGGTGGTAGCACTGAAGGTCTCAGCTCAGCGTTTCGGCGCATGGGCAATACTATCACGCGTGAATGGCAGGGTCTCAAGAAGGAAATTTCCGGTTCAGCTGATACAATGATCAGTGATCAGTTGAAGGTAGAGAAAGCTGAGCAAGCATTATTTCAAGCGCGTGAGGCTCGTAGAAAGGCAATTGGTCAGCCTGGCGCAACTCCGGAGGAGCTCGAGTCCCAGAAGCGCAAGGAGACGTTGACTAATCTCGAGCAGGCAGAGCAGGCACTTTATCTGGCTGATAAGAAGCGTGCTGAGGATCGACTCAATCAACCTCAGCGCTATCTGAAAGCCGTTGGGGATGTGATACAAGGCGAGAAGGATGCTGCTGAGGCTAGCAAGACGGCCAATCTCAGCATTGAGAACGTCGTCAAGGGACTGATTGGAAATACTGAAGGGGCAGAAGAGGCACTTAAAAATTTCCATGGTAGTGTATCTGACATTATTGGCGAAGGGCCCAAACTTAAGGAGGTATTCTATAACCTCGCTGATTTTTTGAAGAACAGCGGAAATGCCACGTTGAATCAGGCTGTTTTGATGCGACTATTTGGTCGTAGTGTAGGCAGCGAGATGATTGTGCCGCTGATGAAAGGCAGCGAGGCGATTAAGGAAAATGAGAAGGCCATGCGTGAGCATGGTTTGGTCATTGATGAGGAGATGCTCAAACCTGCCAAAGAATTTCACGAGGCATACAATCGCTTATCTTATGATTTGACTACTACTACTAAACAGATTGGCTTGATGTTTGCTCCGGCATTCACTGC